AGGTGTCGGACCCCTTTTTAGCCTGGCCAATTTCATCGGCCACGTTGGTCTTCATCTTCCCGGTTTTCGGGTCAAAGACTAAATCATTCCAGGTATTCGCCGCATGATGGACCGAGTCAGACATCTTGGATGATGTGCTAACAATTCCATCTGCAGTATCTTTTGTAGCCTTACCTGTCTTCTTGATTGCTGACATAAAAGTATCGAACGGAATACCAAGCTGACCGACAGCTGATTTCAAATTACTATAGGCGTCATTAAGCTTACGGGCCTTCGTAAATTCGTTGTCGCTAGAACTGTTAATCTTTTTAACTTGTGCCAAATAGTTGTCGTAAACAGGTCGCAAGGTTGAAACATTGTCGCCAATAAACTTTGCCCAGTTGTGTGCTTTAGCAGATGCTGATGCGCCTTCATTTGCAGACTTAACAGCATTTAAAGCCGTTGTGTACGCTTTTGTTTTAGAAGCAGCCTGAACATATGCCTCATTCATGCTATTTAGCTGTGAAACTGTTTTACCCTTAAAGCTTTCAGCAAATTGGTCCGCAATGATCTGTTGTTTCTTTTGGCTTAACCCCAAACCTTTAATTTGCGCAGAAATCAGATCATTTTGCGCATTTAGAATCATTTGATTATCAGCCGACGTACGTTTTCGCTTGGACTGGCTTTGGCCTTGTTCGATTTCGTCAATGACCTTTGTAGCATGCTGTGCTAGGTCAACAGACTGCTGATAATACTGTTTCTTTTGGTCCAGTGCAGTCGTGTCATAGCCTTTGCCTAATGCCGCTTTAGTCTTGTTGATTGCGTCAATTTCACGTTGGCTACTGACTTCGATTTTGGCAGCCATATCACCAAACGCTTTTTGGATTTCTTTAGTATTGCTTAGCGTTCCTGAATTAGCTGCATTCATTAATGCGGTGGTTTGGCCACTAAAGTTTTGTAAGCTAGTCAGTGACTTATCGGCTGCGGATCCAACCGATGTACCCCATTTTTCAGTTTCGACAGCATTTTGATGTGCTTTTTTGCCCCATAGCTCCCAAACAACAGCCCCAGCAGCTACTGCAGCTCCTACACCTAAGACAGTGGCACCTAATGGTGTTAACGCGCTACCTAAAACGCCGGCGCCCTCACCACCTGTGGTTAAGGCTTTGCCAAAGATACTAAGACCCTTAGCACCAGATTGTGTTTTGGTGGTAGTTTGGCCAATCTCATCGCCAAATAATGACAACTGTTTGGATGCGCCAGCACCGGCCACACCCATGCCTTCGAGATCTTTGGCCGCCGTTCTAGCTGCACTCATACCAGCTAGTTTTGACGCTAATTTGATAACGCCTGTCAGTACTTTACCTGTACCAGTATTAAGACGTCCGAATACTGACAGCAATGGACCAACAGCCGCGGTTGTTGCCGCAAACTTGATGATAGCTGACTGCATACCAGGGCTTAAATCACTAAATGCATCGATTAAGTCACGGATCGTGTGCATGCCCGAAACAATGTATGGCATGAGCTTTTCACCGATCTGAATCCCAGTCACTTCAAACTCTTCCTGCAGTTGTTTCAGCTGCTCAGCAGGTGTTTTCATCATTTCTTCGGCAACCTTTTTGGTTGCGCCACCTGCAGCGTTGGTTTTGTCCGTCAACGTTTGCAGTTTGTCGGCACCAGCTGACAGTAAGGCGTTCATGGCCGTTTGGTTTTCTTTGCCAAATGCTTGAGCAATTGCCTTGTTACGTTCGGTCTTAGTCCAGCCTTTGGTACCATCGCTAATATCACGAATCAACTGTGGCAAATTCTTTGAATCTCGTTGCAACATCTTGGTGTTCATACCCATGTCGCTAAATGCTGCAGATGCGGATTTAGACGGCTTAACCAATGACGTCAAGATTGACCGTAGCCCAGTACCAGCCTTTTGGCCTTCAATACCACGATCACTCAAAACACCAATGGCAGCTGCTGTTTGTTGGACAGATAATCCTGCACTAGCGGCAATTGGCCCAACATAACTAAATGCTTCTGACATGTCGCCGAATCCAGACGCAGTGGCATTGGCCGCATAGGTCAGTGAGTCGGTGACCATTTGCGTGTTCTTCATCGTTTGCGCCGTTGACTTAGATTTCAAGCCAAACTGTTCAACGATGGATGCAGTGGCGTTCATGACCGTGCCAAAATCTTCACCTGACGCTTTTGTGGCGTCCAAAATTGCCGGCATAGAGCCCATGACCTGCTTGGTCGTATACCCACGTTTAATTAATTCGGACATCCCGTTGTTGATGGATGTTGTTGAGACACCGTATTGTACGGCCCATTTTTTACTTGATGACGCTAACTGGTCTAACTGCGCCCGATACTTAGCCGTGACAGCACCACCGTTTGTAAGCAGTGGGCCCATAGCACTGATCTGACTGTTAAAACTAATGGCGGCCTTACCTGCGGCCGCAAACCCGATTGCAATTGGTGCCGATACTCTGTGGGTCATCGTGTCGCCAATGCCGCTCATCTTAGTGCCAACAGTTGTCATAGTGCCGCCCATTTTGTTGACGGCACCGGTAATGCCTGTGGTTTGCACTTTAACCTCGGCTGCTTGTCGAGCGTTGTTGACGTACTGCTTATTTAACGCTGCTAACTTGGCGCTAGCGTTGTTAAATTGCTGTGCTAGTTTGGCCGTTTGCTTAGACGGCTCACCATTAACTAATGAATTTTTGTAAGATTTACCAAGCTCATCAACCACACCTTTTTGTGCCAGAATGGCCTTCTGCAATCCTTTTGACTTAGCCGACAACAAATCAAATTTACTACCAGATTGGCCAATGACGGCCATGCTGGCTTTCATTTCGGCCATTGAGGATCTAACGGCTTGTTTTGCGCCTTGCAGCCCTTTACCAAGCCCTGCGTCATCAAGCCCCAGCTCAATGACCATGCGGCCTAACGGTTCATCTGCCATATTTCATCCTCCTTCCCTAAATAGTTTTTAAGAAGTCTTCGAGATCCATTGGATTATCAGCTGTATCGCCTGGCTGTGGTCCGCTGTCCTCACTGACTTCACCTTCATTGTTCTTGATGTCCATTGTGACAATCGTCAAGAGCGTGTAGTAATCGGTTTTGAGTACGTCGTTTAACGAGTAGCCTGGTAACGTCTTAACAATCGTGCTGATTAATCGGAGGACTCTTCGTCTGGCTTCGTCAAAGCTGACAGATCCCCCGTCATCAGATTTGGGTTGTCCGCACCTGCTGCTTTCACTAAGATGCTTTCCATTAAGTCCCAGGCATCCGAACCATTAGCGGCCACAAAGCCCTGTAAAATCATGTTTTCGGTGACGTCTTGGTCCTTAAACAACATGTAAATCTGACGAATGTACTCCTTAAAAAGCCCTAAATAAGTAAAACTGCCTTTAGCTGATGCGTCGTTAAACTCCAAAATATCCAAAATGTTTTGGGCCGTGATATGCGTCTGCACATAAGTGGTGGCCTTGCCATTTTCATCAAGCAACGTTAATTCCAAACGCTTGCTTGGTTGAATTTCTTCTGTCATTTCTGATCACTCTCCTCACCACGAAAAACGAGGAGGAGCAAGCTCCAGCCTCGTTATCGGTTGTTATCCAGTTGTCGCTTCAGTTACTGTGATAGTTGCAGTTCCGGTCTTGCTACCATCCGTTGTGGTATGTGTAGCTTTAGCCGTGCCAGCTTTGACCCCAGTTACTGTACCGTCGGTTGAGATTGTGGCCACAGACGTATCGTCAATTGTCCACTTACCAGTTTTGTCGGTCGCATTTGCCGGCACAATTGCTGCAGCTAATTTAATGGTTTTTCCAACTTCAACGCTGGCCGTCGTAGGCGTTACTGTAACGCCCGTGACGGCTACTGTTTTGGGGCTGGGTCAGTTGTATCACTGCCATCAGTTGGCCCAATACCATCGGCGTAAGGGTAATCTGGTGACGCTTTTAACGCCGTAAACACATCTTCACCAAGAATTTCAGTCATAAAGGCCTCTACTTTTTCGATTTCATCTGTCGTAATTTTTGCCATTACGTGGCCTTTTGCTTTACCGGACTGGTCAGATGTCATGCCTGTATAAGTGTAGGTGTCCGCTTCTGGTTCTGTAGCCTTAGAAGGATCTAAAGTATTCATGTCATATTCGTCACGGGCGAACGTTCCTTTGTAGAAGCCAAGCATAGACGCAGTACCTGCTAATGATTTGGAACCACAAATTAACGGTACAAATGGCGCCAAAGTATCTTCACCAATTCGTGTGATACCGTCATCATTGACCTGATAGCCTAGCACACGGTCAACAGTATCATCTGGCCAGTCAAGCACCCCTAACTCGGCTTTTGGTGTTCCAACACCCCGACGATTCATGTAATATTCAATATCGGACCCTGGTGTTGATGTAGAATCCTTTGCTAACCCTGTGATTTTCGCAGAAACTGTAGCACCTTTATTCTCGGCGCCTCGGATTACAACAGGGACTTCCTTGCCATCTTTTGTGATTTTGGAAATCAAAAATTTAAAACCAACATATCCTGCCATGTTTTTACCTCCTAATAATTGACATCAAAAAGACGGGTATTGCCTCGGTACCGTCTTGCATCCACAAAACGGTTAGTCTCCGGGAAATACTCGTCTAATCCTGCCGTGAGCTGGCCAAAGCCTAGCTCAAACATTTCTTTCATAATTTCGTGTTGTACTTGTTTACACGCTTTACGATCGTGCGATTCAACGTTGATCTGGAACGTAAATTGTAGGGATAAACCCTCATCACTACCCGCATTGATGGAGATTGGCGGGTCCATTGGTACGA